GCTGCACGTTTATCTCTCTCTGCTGCCTTTCTTGCTTTGCTTTGTGCTTTCTCTTTCAATACAAGATTACCTTTCATACTATCGGCAATCGTTGCCACAACAACACTTATATCTTGAACCTGTTTTACAATTGCTGACCCTCCACCACCAGATCCCACATCACTTCCAACGGTTTGTGCAGATACGTTGATAGTTTGTTTTGATGCTGGAATCTCTGGCCCCTGCATGGGAGATTTTGATGCCATACTGCTAACCATATTCATGGCAGTATCTTTTTTACTTGCACCTGTTTGACCAGCAGCAGGAAGTGCCTTTGGTTTTCTTCCCATCAATTTATCTGTAGCAATTTTTTTCCCTTGTTGTTTAGCAAGAGATCCTGCTGCTGATTTAACTATCGCTCCTATTCCTGCCATAGATTATCTCCTTATCCCCAACGTCTGTTCTTTTGCTATTCCACCTGGTGCAAGCACATCGAATGATGGTATCTGTTCTCTAAAATCAAAACCATCATTACCAGGAATTGGTTTTGCAGTGGCATTAGTTTTTCCTAAGTTTTTAAGAGCATTGAGTGCCTTCGCTGCTGGTGGTGGAACTGGTAATTTTTTAACTTGATTTACAGCAAATTTTAAAAGACGAGCTTGTGGTGTTTTTGATAAAATATTTCCTGCTTTTTTTACCATGCCACCTAAGAACATGTGTTGAACATCTCCTCCTTGAACCACTCCTCCACGATTCATGTAGACATTACCAAATGTCTGGTGATAATCATCTATCGCAAAATTATCAACAAATCCACCCATGTTCATCATAGTTCCTACAGTTGAAGTTTTCATCTTAGGTTTAGATTTTTTCTTCATGGGTCTACCATTTGGCCCTCTTGGAACATCATTTGATTTATTAACTCCACCAGCAGCAGCGTTCATACCGTATAATGTATCAACGCCATATTGTTTCACTGCATCCTTAGTCAACACAAATTCACCAGGTGTTAACATGGCAGGAACAGTATCAGTGTCACCTGAGCCTGGAACTTCGCCACCTTGATTAAAGTTTGTTGGTGAAGATTTTGGAGTCTCCCCTGCACCAGCTGGTGGTTTGACTGTTTGTGATTGATCGTCTGTAACTTTTTCTTCTTTAAGTTCTGTCGTATCTTTAACCTCTGCATTGTCATCAAGAGTGGTCAAATCTTTCTCTCCCTTCTTAATTTCTTTATCTACCTGTGCACCTAATCCAAATATAGATTTTATGAGGTTGATTAATTTGGGGAGGAAACCAACTGCCAATGCGATTACACCAGCAAGAACAGGGAAACCTGGTACAAATGCCATGAGTGCAGTGATGATTGCAGGCCAATAGTCTTTCAGGAACCTGAAAATTGAATCTAATTTTGATTTATTATCAGGATTACCCATCCAGTCAAGAATTTTCATTAATCCAGAACCAAGCAAGAACAAACTCAAAAATTTAAATATCTGACTGAAGACACCCTCTACTGGTTTTAAAAGTTTTCCAACTGCACCTGTAACTTTTTTAAATCCTTCTTTACCACCCTCTATGAGTTTCTCTCTCATACCTCTTTTCTTTTTCTCTCTTGCCTCTTTAGTATCATCTGCTTTATCCTCTTCAATTTTATTTTCTGCAGCAACAATACCTTTGATGATGTTCACATCGTTTGATATTCTCATCAATGCACCAGACATATCACCACCACCATCATCTCCTGCTGGATCTACTGGAGCAAGTGCAGAACCTGGCGATATAAAATTCATCGCATCTTTTTTCTTCTTCGCTTTTCTATCTGCTATCGCTTTATCTTTCGCATCTATCCCTGCTTGAATTTCCTCAAGTGATTTGGCATCTGATCTTCTCTTTCTTGTTGTCTTTAATTTACCAGTCTTATCCCTCTCTACCTCTCTACCTGCTCTTAAATTTTTTATTGCAATTTGTAATTGTATTAGTCTAGAATCTTTTGGATCTTTTATCTGAAGTGAATTAAAACTTTCTTTTAACGCACGAATTTGACCCGTATAAGATTCAAGATCTACGGGTTCGTATCCAAAATCATTGATAAGTAAATCCTTTGTTTCCTTACTTATCTTACTTTCTAAACGCTTAGCCATTACTTAGATTGTTGTCGTTTAAGTTCTTCCTCTTCAAGATGTTGCTTTAACAATCCAACATAGATGTCTCTCTCCCAAGGGATCAAGTTTTCAATCTCTGTCAAACTATATTTATGGTATTGCATCAACGAAAAGTTCAACTTATAGTAACTAGCTAGATCCATGTGGATCATTGCTACCCGAAAAAAGATGCTAAACCCTCAAGTACAACCTCACTCTCAACCTTTGTATTGGGATTCTTAACCTTAATAGTATGTGATAATTTAGGCATTGTTGTAAAAAACTCCTCAATCTTTTTAAATTGAGATGAGTTCATTGATTCAAGAAACTCTTTTATCTCTTTCTTTGTACAATCTGCTGCGACCCATACTTCCTCTTCATTGTATATTTTATCAATGCATGATGCAATCAAATTAAAAGATTGTTCCATTGCATTTTCATCCTTAAAATCAAAGTTGCTTTTAATAAACTCATCAAGCGAAGGGTACTTAAGTTCCATCATTAAAGTATTATCCAATTTAACTTTGTTAGAATGACCTTCAGTTTTTTTAACTTGAATATCATCTAAATCTATAGTCACAGGAACATTTGTTTTCTCATCATCTGGGCAAACTATGTTTACATCTAATGATTCACCTACAGACTTACCACGAATATTTAAAAACAAATACTCAATATCAAAAGTAGGTAATGTCTCTACTTTAATACCCTTTGTTTGAATACAGTTTTTAATCACTGCCTTTATAGCAGTAGTTATTTGTTTTGTATCCTCAGTTTCTAGAGCAAGAACTAAAAGTTTCTCCTCTTTCACAAGAAAAGGCCTAAAATTTATCTCCTTTTCTAGAGATGGTAACACCAAACTATAAGTTGGTGTTGCAATTTTTGGTAAAGGCATGATATCCTATTATGCAATTCAGTATATTATATAGCAGGGTTATCTGAGTGCTCTCTGAACAACTCCTCCTACCACATCTCCTAATAAATCTATTCCTGTCAATCTATCCACAGCGATGTTAGCAAATTGACCAGCAGCTTGTGCAAACACTGGATCAAAAGCATCACTATTAGAACGTTTTGAACTATATCTTGTGTATGCAAATGTAACAGAGCATTTTAATAAATCAGATGCATCATAAGTAACTGGCATTGAACTGATCGCTTTAGGAAATGCGTCGATGAAAGTATAAGTCAATGGTCTTGTTCTACCCAACACAGGGTCTTTGGAATTTAAATTCTTTTCAAACTTTGTTATCTCTAACCCACCTTTATATTTTTTAGGGAACTTCATTCTATAGAAAAAATTCTCACTATGATTATCTCTTGTATCGTTTGTTGTATATGACATCCATGATTCAAAATATCTAATTGGTAAGTACTCTTTTGCATCACAGTAGAATGTTAATGAGACCTCTGGATCGAATATTCTACGGTGAGCATATTGTTCTGTCACACCAGGAAAATCATTAGATAATTCAGCAGTTGCTAGTTGAGAGCCTGGTAGTGTAGTTTCAGAACAAAATAGTTGTAGTTTCTCTCTCCTTGTTGGATCTAAACCTCTGGCATTGAATAAGACATCAAGACCTTGTTGACGAAGATAAGTTGCAAACGTATCTCCTCTTTCGTTCAGTTGTTTTGGATCAATAATGGATACTTGATAGAACGAGGTGGTTGCTGGTTCTAACAGATCTTTTACAATCTTATCTACTGTTAATCTTTGTGGTGCGACGGAAGCCATTTATAAATACATTTGACCTTATATATTATGTATGCAAGATAATGGGAGAAAGTATAAAAAGTAGGTATAAACCGTCTAATCCAGAGAAATATCAGGGCAATCCTAACAATATTATCTGTAGAAGTAGTTGGGAAAGACGCTTTTGTGTGTGGTGTGATAAGAATGAGAACATAATATCATGGGCATCTGAGGAGTTTTCCATACCATATATGTCTCCTGTTGATAAACGTGTCCATCGTTACTTTCCTGATTACATAATTAAAGTGAAGGAAAAAGATAATAAAGTTAAGAGTTATGTGGTAGAGGTTAAACCAAAAAAACAAACTAAACCACCTAAGAAAAGAAAAAGAATGACTAAATCATATCTCTATGAGTGTCAAACCTATGCTGTCAATCAGGCAAAGTGGAAAGCAGCAGTGGAGTTTTGTGAGGATCGTAGAATTCAATTTAAAATAATCACAGAAGATGAGTTAGGTATTAAGTAATGGTTGTTAAAAAATCATTAGATGAAATTAAGGCAGAGATTGATGCTAGGAATCCCACTAAACCTGGCCAATATACTGGTAAACCTGTTCCCCTTGGTCAGAAAGAGAAAAGACCACCCACTGTAAATGCTAATCGTATTGAAGCAATCAAAGATAAATTAGTATCAAGTGACCCAGAAGATCTGATGTTACAGATCATGGAAGCATTAAATAATACCGTGACTCCTATTCCTGATGTAGGAAACTATTACACATTTGTATATAATGCAAAGACTCCTGAGAAACAATATGATCAACATCCACTGATTGCTTGCACAGATTTATTCAGGTGGGGATTCAGGGGAATTAATTTTCATTGGCAATCATCTCGTAACTACACATGGGATGAACTCACAGGTCAACTCTACATGGTTAAATCAATTGAGTTAGATGACCTACTCGCAATACCTTATGCAAAATTTATCACTAAATAAATAAAAACCATCTAAATGGCAACAACTGCTAACAGCCCTAGTTGGATAAGAACCTATACTAGAGACGACTCAACAAGATATCAAATAGCATATAGATCCAACAACACATGGAAGGAGGATGCTAAAGGAAGGCCTGTGCCTGGTTCTTTTACAACAAATTTACAAGTAGATAGAATAGCGATTGATGGTAATGTAACTGGTGGTGGTATTAATGCAACATGGTCTACTGCTGCGACTAGAGGGCCTGGTGCTAACGGTGCATGGACGAGAAAATACTTTGATGATGCTGCTACAGATCTAGGTTTCGTTTTACCTGATGCGAGTTGGGAAGATCTTAATGATAGAAAGAGTAATTTTAATTCACAAATTAATAATGTGAGTGCAAATGCAATTGCCAAATACTTTAGAACATTAGGATATGGAAGAGGTAGTGGTGTATCAACACAGGAAGGAGCAATAAGAGAGATAACAAGAAGTCAGGGATCAAATAATCAAGGTAATCCATCTGAGGAAACAACAGGTGCTAACTTATTAAATATTTCTTCATTAGCAGAACAAACTGGGAGTAGACCAAGAAGAAAATACCAATCACGTTTCACATACTACTACCCAACATCAATCAAGGCAGATCCTGAACGAGACATGATGAAGATAAGTGCTCTTGAATATAAAGCAAAAGAAATAAAAAATTTTCAAATAGCAAGACAACGTGATGCTGGAGGAAGAGCAGGATATACACAGAGAGTAACAGGTAGTGTTTTCTTACCAGTGCCTGGTACTGTTTCAGATAATAATACAGTCGAATGGAAAGCTGATAAATTAAATCCAGCATCACTTGCTGCTGCTAATGTTTTCTTTGAAAATGTTCAAAAAAGCAAGGGTAATATTGAAGGGTTGATAGACGGTGTAGGAGACATCGCTAAACAAATTGGTCAAAATAAAGGTGATGTTAAAACGGGAGTTGCAGCTGCACTAACCAAAGCAGCAACTGGTGCAAATGTATTAACAAGAACGTCTGGGGCAGTCATAAATCCTAACATGG